TTTTTCATACGTTCATATGGGGGTCCTTAGTGGCCCCCTTTTTCCTGCTCGATTATAATGACTACTCAATTAGAAGCAATTAACCAGATGCTTAGTGGCATCGGGCAGGCCCCGGTGGTGAGCCTTGATGTCGCTAACCCCGAAATCGCTATCGCTATTGATATTCTTGATCAAGTCGATAGAGAGGTTCAAGGTGAAGGTTGGCACTTTAACACAGAAGTAGCTTTTCCCTTTACTGTTAATGATGCTGGTCACATTTATGTACCCGCAGAAGCTCTTCAGGTTTCGGATAACAAGTTTGCTAACAATCAGAAATACCAGACCGTATTGCGTAGTGGCAAGCTTTACGACAAGGTAAACCACACTGATGTCTTTCCTGCTAACACCATTATCAAATGTGATGTTGTTTGGAAAGAAAACTTTGAAGATCTTCCTCAAGTCTTTCAAGATTACATCGTACAACGAGCCACTCGTGTCTTTGCTGGACGGACACTTGGTACGCAAGATATGGTTACCTTTAATGCCCAAGACGAGGCATTGCTAAGGGCTAACTGCATCGCTTATGATACCAGCAGTTCCGACGTAAACATCTTTGGTCAGGAAACTGGTCAAAACTTTTACCTCAGCTATACTCCATTTCGTACTATTGCTCGATAATTATGGCTGCTATCTCACAAAAATATCGAGGCTTGATTGGTGGGGTATCACAGCAGCCTGATTCTTTGAAGCTTGACGGGCAGCTTAGGGAATGCGATAATTTCTATCCAGACCCCACGTTCGGACTAATCAAACGTCCAGGAACTAAAGCCATTCGTCAACTAGACAATGCTGCTGGCGAGGGAAGCTTTTTCTTTATCTCAAAAGGAGATGATGATAAGCTTATTTTTAAAATCAACAGAGATGGCACAACTGCTCTGTGGGACGCTCAAAGCGGAGTTCAACAAACAATCAATGCTGTCGATGCTACCGCAGTTGCCTATGCCACTCACGTCAATCGTGATGACATAGAAGTCTTACAGATTAACGATTACGTCTTTGTTCTTAATCGTAGTGTCTTTACGGCAGACGGAGTTGATGTTTCTGCTGCTCAAACACCTTATGGTTATGTAACTCTTACCACAGTTGCATACGACACCAGCTATACGGTGACCATTGATGGCACTGCTTTTACTTATAGTACTCCTACTAGTTCTGGCGCTAGTCTCAACGCCAACACAATCATAACCAACCTCGTCAACGCCATTAATGCCAACGCTAACTTTACAGCTATTGGTGTTGCTAACTTTATCCATGTTAGCAGGGTTGACAATGCTGACTTTACGTTAGAAGCAAGTGGTAGTATTTCAGGCACTGGTCTTAAAGCTTACAAAAGCCCCATTGGTGATGTAGCTGATCTTCCTGATCAATTCCTCAATAATGAAACCATTGAGATTGGTGCTAGCGCAGAGGTTTCCGAAGACAACTATTACCTCACGTTTGAAACCAGCGACGGTTCTAATAGAGGTGCTGGTGTTTGGGTAGAAAGTGTTGGTCCTGAGGTTAACCTTGGAGTTGATCCAAATACAATGCCTCATGCTTTAATCAAAGAAGCAGATGGCACCTATTCATTCAGAGCGTTGTCTGCCGCAGCTGCTGCCTCCTTTGTGTCCAGCGGTACGGTCAATGGTGTCCCTACTGATGTTAGTGTTACTACCAATGGTAATGCTCGTTGGAGTGTTGGACAGAAGTTTGCAGCTTATGGTGGTACAGGTATTAACCTGCGCCTTGAGGTGACCGCAGTCAATGCTGACCGTCAAATCACAGACGTTGCAATTATCCGTGCTGGACAGGATTACACAGCAGCAGATGTTGTAGAAAATCTAGAAGGCGATACGTTTACCATTGATGCTGTTGGTAGTGCTACCATTAGCGGAAGCACTTGGGCAGATCAATCATGGGGACAACGTACCGTAGGTGATGCAGAATCTGCTCCAGACCCAAGCTTTATTGGAGAACGAATTACTGGACTTTCGTTCTTTAAGAACCGTCTGGTGTTGATGAGTCAAGAAAATGTTGTCTGTTCACAAGTAGGCAGCTTCTTGTCGTTTTATCCAGAAACAGTTATCACCATTATTGATAGTGATCCAATTGACCTATCTGCTGGTGCTTTGCGTCGAGTAGAATTTAGGTATGCTATTCAGCAGCCTAGTGGTCTTTTGGTATTTGCTGATAATGCTCAATACATTTTACAAACCAGAACCGAAGCATTCTCACCATCAACGGCTGAGCTAAACGGTTTGTCTACCTTTAGTCATAGTAGCAAAATTAAGCCACTAGATCTTGGTACTACGTTTGTTATCATTGAGCAGAACTCAAAGTCTATCTCAGCCAATGAACTGACCTTTAACTTTGAAGCGCCTCCATTTAGGCGTGATTTGACAAAGGTTATTCCTTCTTATATTCCTGCTAACATTACTCAAGTTACTAACACTGTTAGTGCTTCAATCTTTGGCTTAGTGTCTGGACAAGAACCAGATGCTATTTATTGTTTCCGTTATTACACTCAAGATCAAGACCGCCTTGTAGCGTCTTGGTTTAAATGGACATTCCCCGCTAACATCAGATTGGCTAAATTTGATGAAGAGCTTGGTTACTTTGTCCTTGAGACAGACGATGGATTCTTCCTTAGTCAGATGAATCTATTGACTGAAACGCCTGGTGGTGCTATTGCATTTGAAGGTGATTTCATTGACCTTCGCCTGGATTTCTTTGATTATAATCCAGAAGCATCTTATGTTGCTGCTGATGATGAGACAAGGGTCTTTTTCAAAGAAGGGGCAAACATTGCTGATGGTCAACCTTGCTTAGTTTTTATTAGTGAGGATGATTCTGGCTTTGTTCAATTCCCAGATCTTGAAGAAGACGCAGGTGCTCCAGCAGGTCAGCAGTTCTACGTTGCAATAGAAGGTGATCAAACCGACCAAGTATTAGCTCTTGGGTATCGGATCAGTTCTACTGCTCGTCTTCCCAGCTTCTATTATCGTGTTGAGAAGGTTGCTGATGAAGTAAACATTCCTACTATTCAAAGAGTTCGTATCTCTAGCTTTGAATCAGGGCCATTTGAGATTTCTTTGTTTGTGCCAGGACGTGCTGATTTTACTTTAACACTACCTCAGCTGACTACTAACTTATCGGAATTTAACACCGCTCCGATGCTAAGAACAGCTGAGAATATTGTTCCCGTTATGGCTAAGGGGACCGAAGCAGATTTACATATTACTTGTAATTCTCCATTTCCTCTTAACCTTGTCAATCTGACATGGGAAGGAACCTATAACACCAAAGGTATTAGACCGCGATGATCCACGAAATCCGCCCAGCTACAATTGAAGATTCTCTTTATTTGGCTGCCAACCTCCAGGCGGATGACCTAAACGAACTACTCGGGTGGGGCCACAATCCTATGACGGTTCTACCTGAGTCGTTCCACCAACTAGAAGATCCAATATCTTTTTTGATAAAGGATCAGTTGTGTGGAATGGCGGGGGTATCCAGAACAGATGCCAACTGTGGTGCAATTTGGATGTTGACCACAGATCATGTCCGCCCTTATCCAAAACTCTTTTTTAAGGAGGCTAAGAAATGGGTCGATCAACAGACCTCCTATGCTGTGCTTCATAACATAGCTGATCCACGAAACCGAATGCACATGAAGCTTCTCCACATGCTTGGATTTAAGAAGCTTGGTTATGCTACGGTGGGACCACAAAAACTAACGTATGTAGAATTTGCTAAATTAACCAATGTGTGATCCAGTAACCGCTGCGGTAACGGCTGTAGCGTCAACTGCTCTTGGTACGATGCAATCTATTGCTGGTTATCAGCAGCAGCAAGCACAGTATCAATACCAACAACAAGCAGCTCAATACCAACAGCAAATGGCTGAGCGTAATGCTCAGATTGCCTATAACCAAGAGATGGCTGCTTATCATGCCTCTCAACGGTCTTATGATGCACAGATTGAAGCAAACGCTGCTGCTGCCAACCGTGCATATCAATACGAACAACTTAAACTAAAAGGTGAGTACGACAAAGCTCGTGCCCAAGCAGCACAGCTGATGGTTGATAAGCTCAAGGCTCAAGGTGCGGTATTGGCAACTGGTCAAACCGGTGGATCTAGGGCACTACTTGTGTCGGATGCTGAGCGTGAATACGGTCGTGACCTGGCTGCTCTTGGTAGGAACCTTGGTTACTTTGAAGATGAGTATTCGTTGACTACCCATCAGCAATACCTGGATGCTAAGTCTGCAAACGCTCTGGCAGCCGCTAAGCGCATGATTAAGCCTGTCAAGGGTTATGTAGAGCAAGCCTACGTTGGACCTGCTCCAAGCGCTGCTAGCATGATCCTAGGTATTGGTCAGTCTATTGTGGGCGGTATTTCAACGTACTCCAGTCTCGCAGCTCCAGCAGCAAGCGCTGGTAAGGCAGCATCCAAAGGCACAAAGGCAGCTGGTAAAGGTTTGAAAGATCTTAGTTCCTCCATGA